ATTATGGAGCGGGACAACATCAATGAACATGTCAGAGAGGTGGGGCCCTATTTCATACAGCGCCTGGAGGAGCTCAAGGCGTTCCCCATTGTTGGCGATGTCAGGGGCGTTTGCTTAATGGCATGCGTGGAGTGTGTGGTATCGGACGATGAAGACGAAAATATCGCTGTTGCCCAGAGGGTGGATGAATTCTGCCAGGAAAAAGGGCTCATTGTCCGGCCCTATGAAAACCTGTGTATATTATCTCCGCCGTTGATTATCGACAAGGCCGGTATTGACCAGATTGTAAATATTTTAAGAGACAGTATTATCGCGACAATGGATGAAAGAAATAAGGAGACCAAGTGATGGGAGATATAGATGTCCATCTTTTAATAAATGGAAATATTGTGGATGGAGAAGGGGATAAAACTTCTCTTTTCAGTCCTGAAAATAACGAATTCATAGCAGATGTGCCGTGTGCGACCACCGCCCAGGTTGACTTGGCTGTGGATGCAGCCAATGCAGCATTCCCGGCCTGGAAAAGAAAATCTTTTGCGGACAGAGCTGCGGTTTTATTTCAACTTGCCGACCGTATCGATGAAAAGGCAGAAACTTTGGCAAAGCTTGAATCGCTAAATTGCGGTAAACCATACCAGCGGATGCTCGAAGATGAAATGCCGGCCATTTCAGATCATTTTCGGTTTTTTGCAGGCGCCAGCCGCTGCATGTCCGGCAGTGCCACCGGGGAATATCTTGAAGGCTTTACCAGCATGATCCGCAGGGATCCGGTTGGTGTTGTGGGGCAGATTGCCCCCTGGAACTATCCTTTGATGATGGCGGCCTGGAAAATTGCCCCGGCCCTGGCAGCCGGAAATACCGTGGTGTTCAAGCCCTCCGAATGTACCCCCCTGACCATGCTTGCCTTGGTTGAGGATATCAAAGAGCTGTTTCCTGCCGGTGTGCTTAATATTGTAACGGGCAAGGGCAGTGTGGTTGGCAAACACATTGCCGAGCATGAAAAAATCCAGATGGTCTCCGTCACAGGCTCGGTCAATACCGGCAAGCAGGTGCTGACCTCCGCAACATCCAATGTAAAGCGTACACATCTGGAGTTGGGGGGCAAGGCGCCGGTCATCGCATTTGATGATTGTGATATCGATGACCTGGTGGAAAATATGAAATTGTGGGGATATTACAATGCGGGCCAGGATTGTACGGCGGCCTGTCGGTTGTACGTCCAGGATGGTATCTACCAAGAGGTGGTCGAAAAATTGGCTGTGGCCGTGAAACGAATTGATGTCAATGATATCGGGCCGCTGATCTCTGCCGAGCAACGGGAAATCGTTAGCGGATTTGTTGAGCGTGCCAAAAAGGTTCCGCATTTGAAAGTCCTCGCCGGCGGCAATAAAATTGATCGCGGATATTTTTATGAGCCCACCCTCATCGCCGATGCCCTTCAGGATGATGAGGTAGTCCAAGAGGAGATCTTCGGACCGGTGGTTTCCGTAACCCGTTTCAGCGATGCTGATCAGGCTGTTGAATGGGCCAATGATTGCAAGTATGGACTGGCTTCTTCTATCTGGACCAAAGATATTCAAAAAGCGCACAGGGTTTCATCCATGCTCCAGTATGGTGTGACATGGATTAATACATATTTTATGTATGCGTCCGAGATGCCCCATGGAGGATTTAAGATGTCCGGATATGGTAAGGATCTTTCGATGTATGGATTGGAAGACTATACGGTTGTGAGACACATTATGGTGAAAATGTAGAACACCTGTATTTTAAAAATCTTAAAAGCAGATGGGTAGCAGTATAAACTCATCTGCTTTTGTGTTCTTGTATTAATGTATAATTTTTGCACATGTCTTATCAAAATTTAATATTTGTTTGATAAAAAGATGTGATGCTGTTTTTCATAATATTTTCGATATTTTTATGATCTTGCAATGTAAGTATATTAATGATAGGTCATAACAAAACGGTCGGACTGGGCCGGGAAGGAAAGAGATAAATGTGTAAATTATTCACATCAAATCGATGTCTCATCGCCTGGGTATCATGGGTCGCAGTGTTGAAATTTCATGGATAGTTCAGATGTTCCCATTAGTATTCTTTGCGTGGACAGGGGGAAGTTGCTGGCAGATCAGGTAAAGGAGGTGTTTGACGAAGATCAGATCACCATTGCCTTTGAGAGAAGTCTGGAGACGGTTGTAGATCGTTTTGAAAAAGAGCGGTTTGATCTGATGCTTTTTTCCGGGTCCATGGCCAGGAACCAGCAGTCAGGCGCCCTGGATATCCTGGAATTAATTTCAGCCAAATGCCCCCAGACCCAAATTTTACTGTTCATGCCGCCAAGTGCACTGAAGTTTGCAAATCTTGGATTGCGTGCCGGAGCATACCACTATTCCACTCTGCCCATCAGCAATGAGGAACTCAAACTGCTCATAGGGTCAGCCATCCAGGCCAAGCCCCAATTGGGGCCCAATATGCTTTTAAAGGCCGAGACCGAGAAAACCACCTTTGAAAGCATGGTCGGCAGGTCTTCTGTGATGCAGAAGACCTATCGCCAGATTCGTCAGGCTGCCGCCACGGATATTCCCGTTCTGATTTCAGGCGAAACCGGTACGGGCAAAGAATTGGTGGCCCAGGCAATCCATGAGCTCAGCGCCAGGGCGAACGCCCCTTGCATTCCGGTTCATATCGCGTCTTTACCCCAGGATCTGGTGGCCAGCGAATTGTTCGGACACGTGGCTGGTGCTTTTACCGGGGCCTCTAAATTGAGAAAAGGGTGTTTTGAGCAAGCTGACGGTGGCACAGTATTTCTTGACGAAATAGGTACCATTGACCAAAAGATGCAGGTCAGCCTGCTAAGGCTTATAGAGACCAATGAATTTTCCAGAATAGGCAGTCAAGACAGTCAAAATGCCAATGCCCGGGTGATTGCCGCCACCAATGCAGACCTTGAAGATGAGGTCCGGATGGGAAACTTTAGAGAAGATTTGTATTACAGACTGGATGTCTTGAGTATTGAAATGCCGCCCCTGCGCGACCGCAACGGTGACATCCCCCTTTTGGTAAGTCATTTTATCAAACAGGCCTGCGACGATTTTAAAAAAAATATCAGGGGGATGTCTTCGGATTTTATCAACTGCGTTGAGGCGTATCCCTGGCCGGGCAATGTGAGGGAATTGAAAAATGCCATTCAGCGTGCCGTCATCTCCGCCACAGAGGATGTGCTTAGAACCGGCAATCTGCCTGACCGGGTCAGCCGAAACCAGGACCGGGAGGCCCGGGTGACCATCCGAGTGGGGATGACTTTGGCCCAGGTAGAAAAAGAATTGATCATCCGAACCCTTGATTACACCGGGGGAAACCGATCCAGGACCAGTGAAATCCTAGGTATTTCCCGGCGGTCCTTATATAACAAGATGGACCGTTACGGATTGAGTATGAAATTCCAAAAGACATAAAAAACATCAATTTTTTATTTGATATCAATCAGTTTTGTGGCCATTGACACATGTGAATAAAAAAAGCATTGACAATATAGACCATTTTAGATATCATCCGGCGTTAATTTGATGGGCCATTAGCTCAATTGGTAGAGCAACTGACTCTTAATCAGTAGGTCCAAGGTTCGATCCCTTGATGGCCCACCACCAAAAAACAATGCCGGTAAAGCTTTCGACGCTTTTACCGGCTTTTTTATTTGGACAGAAACCTCGCCAAATCTCACAAAAAAGATCAAATTTGCGCACACTTTGCGCACACTTTTTTTGTGTAAAAGGAATAATAACAATCACAGGAGTAAAACCGCATGGGTAGCAAGAGGCCCAGGTCATAACACCAAACCCAATACAGGCCATCGTGCGAGCAGGTAACTAAACTGTGAGTGCCATAGGGCAGGGCACTGTTATTATAAAGATCTCATCCAAGATCTTTCCGGATCCAATTTCATTCAGTAAGTCAGCAGGATCTATCAGCTTTGATTTTTTATGAAAACAAGAAAGATTTAGCCAGACTGAGAGATTATTATTGAAAGCTTCATTTATATATATTGTATACGCATGCGCGTGATTGGGACTGAAAAGTTCGGCAAGCCTATCTGTTTAAAAAAAAAGTAATAAAGAAAGGAATTTCAATATCATTAATTAATTAAATTGGTTATACCAAAAAAATGATGTAAGGAACATGTAAGAAACATGTAATGATTATTACAAAATATATTACTTTTTTATAAAAATATAACTATCTGTTATTATTTCATATTACATTTTTCATTGCAACTCCTTACATGCTCTTGTAATGATTTTTTTGATTTTTTTTCTTGTTTAATCAATTACTTAGAAATTAAAAATCACGATTATTACGTTATTACTTTTTTTTAAAACAGATAGGGTTACCCCAAAAAAAATCAGGCCATAGACGACCGGAGCCCGGTTATCTATGACCTGATTTAAAACGGCCTGAATGTTGAAAAATAATGTTTATGGAACGGCCAGGCGGGAAAAAATCTTTTGCTGTTCGCATCTTGTTGAGGTGTGCAGGCGGTTAAGGACCTCTTCCAGGAGGTCCAGTGCAGATGGGGAAAGCGTATGGGAGAATGTAAGGTCTGTGACGAATGTGTGGCCGCAGTCTGCGTTTTGGCAACAGCAATACAGGCGCTTGACTTCGTCAGACTCAATTGAAGATGATGTTATTTTCGCTGTACATCCACACCGATTGCACGTCACTTTCACTGCCATTGATTATATTCTCCTGTTTTTTATATTTTACGCCTCATATTCCGGAGGCGCAAAGGATATGCGCCGTTTAGCCGGTAAATAATCATTTATTTGGGCTAAATGGTTACGCAAGGGTTCTATTTCGTTTTTTTCGTAGACAATATCTGATTTTTCTATGTCCCCAAACCCTCCCCGGGCCTCTGCCGGAACAATAGACGCAAGTGCCGGCGGTATCCGGTGTGCGGCGATGATATCATCCCGGGAAATATTCTTGATTTTCTGCAGCTCATCCTTTGTAGAAAAATCCCCCACCGGTATGATTTGGATATCCTTTTCCTTGCCGTTGGGTATGTGCAGAAATAGATTTCGAAAATTACCAAGTTTTTTGGCGGACTTCACGGCATCACGGATAGAGTTCTTATCAGCTTCCTCCAGACTCGCTGAGGATGAATAAAAAATGTACCCGACATGTGCACCGTTCATGTAATACCTACGCCTGAACAATGTTGCATCCTCATTTAACAGCATGGACTGGATTGCCCCCAAATATGTTGGCAGGCCGTAGATGATCTGGGCCACATCATAGTTTTTTATATGGACCACCTCACCAACTTCAAAGTCAGTCCTGGACCCGTCAACATTTAGCATGCAGTATTGATTTTCTGTTTTCATACGGCGCATGTTTATGGCCGGCAGGTGTTTCAGGAAAACGGTTTCCCCAAGAAAATTTTTAATCATCTGGAAATATGCGTTATTGAATGTCACATAATCAGTTGTAAACGGCTGCATTTGTGCCAACGGGCATGCCGTAGAGGCCACAAACCGGCGCAGGATCATGTTTGTTTTGAACTCCAAAAGCGGTCCGTGGTATGCGTTCGCACCTCTCAGTCTGGCCAGGCCTGCCCAGGACACCGGCGGTGTATAATACTGCCCGTTATCCAGGAGCCAGATCCCCACATAATCGGTAAGGTACTGCCCGTTAAGAATTGGTTCCGGGTCCCCGAATGTAAAGGCCATTGATGATGAATCGTTTTTGATCTCTTCCATTGTATTCTCCTATAAAATTTCAACCGTAGCGCTCTGGATATGATCGTGGCTTATGGGCTCGTTTGCCAGGGCATGCATGATGGCCCATGCCACGTCCGCATGGCCTGTGCTGTCTGTCCTGTTGGCTGCGTATGTGATCTGACCGCTGTTTGTTGTTGTTTTGCGGATTGTCAAAAAGGCGTGGGAAATGGTGGTTTCTTCTGCATCCCATAAAATCCGGTTGGCTCCGATTACTTCCTGGGCCTTGAGCACCATGGCTGTTTTATTGCCTACGGAATAGTGGATGGGTGTTGCCTGGGGATAGAAATTGCGCACGGTGTCAAATACACCCAGGCCCGGGCCGGTTACATCAATGCCCATGTATGCAAAATTGTATTGCTGGGTCAGTTTTTTGATCTCTGCAGCCTGCCAGGTAAAGCTTTTATTGATCCATTTCAATCTGGCAATCACCCGGAACTTGCCGCCAGGGTCAAGCGGCGGCATAAGGATAACAAAGGAGGCATCATCCCCGGACCGGCTCGGATCGTACCCGCCCCATACCGGGTAATTCCCCACGGGCCGTTTTGCTCTGGGATCAATGTCGGTCCAGGTGCTGGTGTCAATGGCGCAGTGCTCCAGGTCTGCAAATTTAAAAACGCCGAAGGTGTCATCCACAAACAGGCAGCCGAACAGGTTTTTAAATTCATCCGGGGAATATTCCAGCCAAAGCTGTGCCCGGTCAAACAGATCACACCCGGCTTTTTCCGCATCATCCAGGGTGATGATTTTCCGGTATGTGTTATCCGGACAAAGGATGCCGGACTGCATTTGCTTAAACCCGGGGAACTCCACCCGTTTTTTTTTAAATCTTTGATTGTACCGGTCCCCTGTCCACAGATCATAGGCCTGGTGGGTTACGGCGGACGGTGTGGAGAACAGGGTTTTCCGCCATTTTTTGTGGGCGGCCATACCGGACGCCACCTTATATAAGTCGTTGAATCCCTGTATCCAGAAAAATTCATCAATATATACGTCCCCATGATAGGACTGGGCGGACTTGGAATTGTTCGATAAAAAATGAAGTTCCGCCGGGCCGTTCTTTGTGTGCAGGATAATGGGGTTACCCTTGAGTTCAATGTCAAAGTGCTGCTGGGCACATGCGATGATATACCGGCGGAATGTTTCGGCCTGGGCTCGGGTGGCGGACAGGAATATTTTGTTTCTGCCTTCCAGGGTGGCATCTTCAAACGCCTCCTGGGAAAAGTACCATGTTGCCCCGATCTGCCTGGATTTAAGATACATGCGCATGCGGTGTATGCGTTCTTCCCGCATGGCAAGCTGGTATTCAAAATAATTTTTATGCAGCTTTTCCTTAAAGTCCTGGGCAGTCAGGCCGGACACGTCATTTTTATGTTTGCGGGTGTTTGACTTTTTCTTTCCCCCTTGTTTGGAATTACCGCCGGTACCGCCCTGGGGGTTTTCTGAATTGTCACGGTTCCGGCTCGCACTCAGCCGGATAAGTGAATCTGTCAGGCTCTTGATCTCTTCCAGGTCAATGGGCTGCTTGTCTTCTTTTTCGGCAAGGATGGCCAGGCGGCGGGCCATGGCCTCTTCCACGGTTTCATAGGAGAGCATGTCATCCCATTGGCCCTTGTTCCGCCAGTCATACACCGTGCGCAGGGGAACGTTTGTGATCTCTGCAATCTCCTTGGGTTTGTGGCGGCGCAGGTACAACCGCTTTGCCGCTTCTAATATTTCATTTGGGTACTGGCTCATGCCCTTACAATATCAATGATGGCAGGGTCTTAACCGCAGTACCGTTCCGATAACGCGAAAATCGGACCGGCTTTCGTGTACAGTGCCCTATTCCTTTTTTACCATTGGAGAAAAAGAATCATCTTTAAGGAGAATAAATGCCGGGCTCTCTTGTAACAGACTGGAAACGCATTGCGAAATCAGGCCCCACCGTTGACGGGCGGAAAATAGATCCCCAGTGGCTTAAGGATATGGCCGAAACATATAACCCGGATGAATACACGGCCAAGCTGTGGATTGATCATCGCAGGTATATGGGGTCTTACGGATCTGTCCGGGCCGTGAAGGCAGAACAGGACGGAGACGTTGTCCGGCTTTTTGCCAAAATATCCCCCAGCCGGGATCTGATCGAACGCAATCAGGTCTGGGAAGATAAACTGCATTTCAGCATTGAAGTGATTGAAAATTTTGCCGAGACCGGGAAATTCTACCTGGGCGGACTGGCCATGACAGATGAACCGGCCAGCCTTGGCACGGATGAAATGCGTTTTTCCACAAACCCGGACCGCACATTCACGGCCCGGTATCCCGGCGACCCGGTCCCGGACCTGCGGGATGCCGCCGATGATGAAACGGCATTGACCTTGTTTCGCAGGCTTTTACAGATCTTTTCCAAATCAAAACCAGAAATAAAAGAGGAAGAACCCATGGACCAGAAACAATTTGATGAGCTGAAGGGCGAATTTAAAAAAAGCCTGGATGCCGTATCCGGCCTTGCTGAACGGCTTGATACCTTTATGGCCACAGACGATCAGCCCCAGGATGACGTGGCGGATACTCCGGATGATTCCGGAGAGGACACCACCACGCCCCAGGCCGCTGAATTTACCGAACTTAAAACCGGCCTGGACGACCTGGGAAAAAAATTCGATTCCCTGGTTGAACGGATGGAAACGGCCGTGCCCGGTACCCGGTTTACCGAGACAACCGCCCCGGCAGGCGACGAGGACGAACTTCTTTAAGGCCAGGGGCATCCCGGCACCAGGAGAACCATAGATGAAAAAAGAGACCAAACAGAAGTTTAGCATTATCAAGGCCCGGATCGCTAAAGCCTACGGGGTTGATACCGTGTCCGAACAGTTTTCTGCCACCCCCACGGTGGAACAGCGGCTGAATGATAAAATAGTTGAACAGGACAATTTCCTGTCCCGGATCAACGTCATCTCTGTTGATGAGATCGAGGGACAGAATATTCTTGGGTATGCGTCCGGGCCTGCGTCCGGCCGGACAGATACCAGCGGCGACGGCGAACGCACGCCGAATAATCTGCTGGGGCTGGATACCTATGATTACAAGCTTTACCAGACCAACTCTGATGTGTACATGCGCTATGCCACCATGGACGCCTGGGCCAAATTCCCGGATATGGCGGACCGGTATGCACGTTATGTCCAAAAGCGGATTGCAAACGACCGGTGCCTGATCGGGTGGTACGGCGAGTCGGCAGCTGCCGATACTAACCTTGTCACATACCCGTTGATGCAGGATGTCAACAAGGGCTGGCTGCAGTACATGCGGGAAAAACTGTCCGCAAACATCCTGACCCAGGGGGAGAAAGCCGCAGGGGAAATCCGGATCGGTGCGGATGGTGATTTTGTGAACCTGGACCATGCAGTGGCCGAACTTGTTGCCGGCATCCCCAGATATCTGCGCCAGGACCTGATCGCCTTGATCGGGGATGAGCTGGTCGGCCTGGAAAAATCGGCCCTGTATCAGGCCATCGGAGCCCAGCCAACGGAAAAAACGCTTGCCACAGCATCCCTGACCAAGTTCGGCGGTATGGACTGGACAACACCGAACAACTTCCCGGGCCGAGGCCTGGTGATCACCAGCCTGGACAACCTGTCCATTTACATGCAGTCCGGCACATGGCGGCGCCATATCAAGGACAAGCCGGAAAAAGACCGGGTGGAAGATTACAACAGCCGAAACGAGGGTTACGTGGTGGAAACCCCGGAAAAACTTGTTGCGGTTGAATTTGACAACGTCACCGTCCCCCAGAGCGACGGCTCCTGGGCATAGTCCTGGTGCTATAAACAAGGAGATAATCCCATGAGTCTTATGAAAAGATTTCAGGCAAAAAAGAAAAAGAATCCATCCTATGGTACCGGCGTTAAGTCCAAGGTGCTGGGTACCATGCCGACATCAACATTGGCACGAAACCAATCCCTTGCCAAAATTGAAAAAGAGCTTGAAAACGATCTGGCTGCGCTTAAGCTGATCAAGAGCATTAAGCAAAAAGAGCAGATCAAGGCGGAAAGCCTGGTGCCCAAATATTTGCCGACGGTTACCGGCCTGATGGCGTCCGACTCCAACCATGCGCTGCTGGGCCAGGTGTTGATCTGGCTGTTTGATATCAAGGATATTGCCCAGGCCATGGACCTGGCGATCTACTGCATTGAACATGATGTACCCATGCCGGAACGGTTTAAACGAGATCTTCCCACATATCTATGCGATACCATAATTGAGTGGGCGGATACTGAATTTGAAGCCGGCCGCAGTGTAGAACCATATTTTACCCGGGTGTTTGATCTGGCTCAAGATTGGGACCTGCACGATGAGATCCGGGCCAAATTTTACCGGCTCAAGGGGCTGATCGCCATGGACAAAGAAGATTTTACTATGGCTGTACCTGCCTTGGAAACCGCCATGGAGTATGGGGCCAAGGTAAAGACCGCCCTGGGTGATGCCAGGAAAAAGTGTGCTGTTTGTTTGGATTCCAGCACTGAACCTGAAACTAACGAAGAAACCGAGCCAGAACAACCGACAGACGAATAGAACGACCCAGCTCCCCGCCCAACCGGCCGCGCCCGGTCCAGGGACAATGCCTTTGGCCATTGTCCCACGGACCGGCGGCCGGTTTTTTTACTTTATGCAGCCGTCTCTTTTTCCTTGATGGCAAGCGTCAAGCCAAACGTGTCGAGTAGTTTGCTTAAGCTGGACAAATTTGGATTTCCTTTTTCAGACAACATTCTGTAGAGTGTTTCCCTGTTTAGATTCGCCTGGCGCGCCGCATTTGTCATACCCTTTGCCCGGGCCACATCCCGAAGTGCCAGCATGAACAGCTCTTGAGATCCTTCCTTTAATGCCTCGTTTAAATATTCAGAGGCATAGGCAGGTTCCTGAAGCCTTTCCAGCAGGCCGTCATTATAATTTGCAGTTGCCATTATTTTCCCTCCTTATATGCACCCCAGAACAGAGTCGCTTTTTTAATGTCTTTTTTCTGGGTCTTTTTATCTCCGCCGCAAAGCAGCAGAACAATTTCTTTGCCATCCAGGCCGTAATATATCCGGTATCCGGGGCCAAAGTGGATACGCAGTTCATAAACCCCGCTCCCCACACTTTTGGCATCCCCGAAATTGCCAAGCCTGAGATGGGCAATTCTGATATCTATTTTGACACGGGCCTTGAGGTCTTTCAGGCCATCGTGCCAAATCCGGAAATGATTTTTACCATCGTTTGCTATGTATTCTTTTATGATCCGCTCCGTGGTTTCCATGATTTTATCGTAGCTTTTAAGCTACGATTTGTCAATAATAATTAACCGGTTTTTTATTTTATTGTTTGATATTCACAATATTCATGACATGCTTTTTTTTAACGGAGAAAGACGGGTGTAAGATATTATTATTATTAGGAGAAGCATTATGAGTATGCAACTTGTAGAAGACCGCAATATCGGCCACATTGAATTTGACCAGAATAAAATTTGCCTGGTTGAAAATGACAATCAACTTTTTGTTCCTTTGAAACCCATCTGTACTTCCCTTGAATTGGATTGGAAGAACCAGTATCGAAACCTTTTAGATGATGTAGTCTTGAATTCAGTTATGGTCACTATGACCACAACTGGACAAGACGGGAAGCAGTATGAAATGATCTGCATCCCTCTTTCATATCTCAACGGATGGTTATTCAGAATCAACCCGGCAAGGTACGAAGGCGAACGCAGGTCCAGGATCATTAAATATCAAAAAGAGTGCTACAAGGCATTATTTGAACATTTTTACCCACACACCAAACAGCAATCAGCGCGTCTTGTTAATAAAACAGATGCGAACAAACTTGAGTTGAACTATCTGAAAACGTCATCCAACATGGATGACCAGGCTGAAAAGGAAGCTTTGAAGGTTTACAGGGGCCTAAAAAGCCTTTCGGATTATTCTCTTTGCCCGCAGCTTCAGGCGAAGATCCGTAAACACGTTGAAGCTTTAAATAAGGACAGCCTTTTTCCGGTAGATCAAACAGGTACCGAAGCATAACGCTTCTCCTATCCTCACCGTTACCGGCCGCAGGTCAAATGACCGGCGGCCGGTTTTTTTGTTAACACGAAACATATTAATGTTATTGATTTTACCAGGCATACCACATATTGAGTTCGGTGAATTTCCTAAAAACCATCCAATTATACCATCATTGTTGATCCTGGCTTTGCTCATTTCCCTTGTGGCTATCGTCCGAATATATGATCATTTTAAAAAATGAAATTGATGCCAAGTTCACTGAATGTTCGATTTGTCTGGAGGTGAACAATGCCGAAAGCACTGAGCCCCATAAACAATTCTCATAGCCAGAGAAGGAATACCATTTTTGCCCACCCTGGAACTGAATATTATGCGTTGACAAATTTTTATGTTTATCTTATTCTCTTCGTAAGGTTTGAAAGAGACCTACGCTGCCTCGACTTAAACAAGTACGCTAAACAGCTTTCAGCTCAAAATAGTAATCATTAAAACGTTAACTGTTTTATGGGCGCATTGAAATGAGGCAATCAATATAAAACTGCCCGGAAAGGAACAGGTAACAAAATAATGATTATTTCTGTTGTTAAAGAAGTCTCCAATCTTATTGGAGAACAGACTAATGCGTTTGGAACACAACAAAGTGTAAGGTTAAATTCTCTTTCGAGAATATTAAACTACAAAAACTTTCAAACTCTCTCAGGAATGCATTCTGGAGAAGTATCAAAGTTTACAGATTTTCTTCAAAGAAGAAAGCAAACATCCCTCCAAGACCGTTCAAAAATAAAAAAATTAATTGATGATGAAATTAAATTTTCCATCTCTTTTTTTAAACTTCTTTTAAACGAACTTGATGATAAAAATCGTCAAATTATTGATTACATAGATCCTAAACTGAAAACACAGATAAGGTTGTGGCAGTTACAGCATCTTATTTCTTATATCTCAGGTATTCTTACTGAAACAGCCCCCCAAGAGGTTGAACATGAAGAACTCACCGAAATACACAATGCCCTTACCGCTGTAGAAAAGACGGTAAAAAGTTTTTGTTCTACAGAGGAATTATATAATTATCCAGCTCGTGGTTTCCACTTTGCTCTCATTACATTCGATAAAATATTGAACCAAGAAATAGATTATTTACACCATCGTGGAGAGATTTTATCATATTTTATATCGGATTTAATGTTCGACGATAGTGCTATTATAAGGAATGATTTACTTACACCTTTATCGAAACTACTTTCATTGCGTGGCTGCCCGACAACAAATTAGCCCATCCAAAAACGACTATGTCGTTACAATATACATATAATTTTAAAAAGTTAGGATAATTACAAATGAAAATCACAGAACCTCTTTTAGGGACGGCAAGAGAAGCGCTGGAAAATAGGAGTTACAACAAATTAGTGGATAAGTACGGAAAGGCGACAGCTGAAACGCTGATAGAGCCACAACTTCAGGAGCGGGGAGTGACTCTCGAAGAATTCCAAACCTACAGAAAGGTCAAACGAATCGTACAAAATAACGGTTTAAATGTCAGGGCAGCACAGAAAGAGGCTGAAGAACTCGCAAAAAGTGCAGTTGAAGAAACTTTTTAAAAAGAAAAGCCGGGAAGTATCCTCGGCCATCCCTAAATTTTAGAATGCATAGAGGCCTGGGGATACCTAGGCCTCTATAACCCAAACATGCTGAAAATAGTATGTGGAATCGCTGGCACCCGATAAGCAAGCAACAGTTCGACCACAAACACCCAGGTGATCATGACGGAAAAATTCCCATCTGGACCATCTGAATTGCTGACACTTTTGTATAAAAATTTTAGGAATCTTACGACGAGGGCTATGTCTATAAAAGCTTGCTTTTCGGGGAATGATGCTGGGTACAACATCTTGTGCCCCTTCTCTATTTTGTCGAGGGAGGAGAATAATATATTAAATTTAGTCTTGCCTTTCTCTGCCAGGGATGTTTAATTTTAAATGAAATTGAATTTTTATTCCAAATCGTTTCATTAAAAAATAATAGACCGAATCCGCCTATTACCATATTGGCCTATTTTGCCTATTTCACTGTTAGCCTATAATTTTATTGAAACCAAATTCAAGTCAGAAAGTTGAATAATTAACAAAAGGGATTCTGATGCCTAGATATGCAACTATTTATAGAATTTTTATTGCATCGCCAAGTGATGTTCCTGAAGAAAGGTTATCGATTCAAGAAGCTATTCTTAAATGGAATGCAACTCATGCAATAGACATGGAAATTTTTTTTGAGCCTGTTTTATGGGAAACACATGCAGTCCCAGAAATGGGGGATAGGCCTCAGGGGATTATAAATCGGCAGTTATTAAATACAGCCGATATATTAATAGGTACTTTTTGGACTCGAATTGGTTCGCCAAGTGGTAAAGAAATTTCCGGAACTGTAGAAGAAATTAATGATTTCATTCTATCCAGTAAACCCTGTGTAATATATTTTTCTAATCAAAATTTTCCAATTGATGTCGATTTAAAACAACTTGAACAAGTTAGAAATTTTAAAGAAAAGTGTAAACCTTTAGGCGTGTTGGGAACTTATAGCTCTACAGATGAACTAAAAGAAAAAGTTTTTCAGTTTATTAGCAAAAATGCGTTTGAGATTAATTCAAAGACTCACCATAAAAGAAAAAGCTTTACAAAAAAAAGAAAACAAACCGACTCAAATTATCTTTATGTGTCTGATAAGTCACGTTTGAGAATACAAGCCGATATTCTTTTTGATTTAGATATAAAAACAATAAATAAAGCTATTAAATATCTAATTGATAACGGGAAAAAGAATATCAGGATATTAGACGTTGGATGTGCGGATGGATATGTGACAGTAACTAGATTTAAACAATTTAACAATTGTGAAGTATTGGGAATAGATATTTCATGTGAAGCTATTAACTCCGCAAAGAATGAATATGATCTTGATAATTTTGAATTTAAATGTGCTAATATCTCAAAAATAAAGAAAGAAGAATTTGGTAGATTCGATTTGATTTTTAGTGCCTTGACTCTACATCATTTGCACAATCCAGAAGGAATTACACATAAACTCTGGTCATTAGTTGGAGACAAAGGTGTTCTCATTATAAGAGGGTCTGATGATGGCTTGAAAGTCAATTATCCAGAGAACGATGACTTGGATTTTTTATTAAAAACAACAAATCAAATTAAAGGAAGCTCGGATAGAGAACATGGAAGAAAAATATATAATCATTTAACAAATCTTACTCCTATACCCAAGAAAATTTTGATGGATTTTCAGGTTGACTCAACAGTTGGTTTGGATTCTAAAGCTCGCTTGGATTACTATGATGATAACTATTCATTTCGAGCTAACTACGCAATAAAACTTGCTAATAAAGATAATGCTACATCAGAAGATAAAAAATTGGCAAACACTTTAAGGCAAATAGTAAAAAATCAAAGAAATAGATTTGAAAAAGAAGATGGAATTTACTCTATAACGGTACAAAATATTGCGATAGCCTTTAAGGGCTAACATATCGCTCAAGCCGACCGCGTGAACGGGATGCGTATTCCGCGAAGGTTGTTGGCGCGGCGGCTTAGCTCGGCGTTACATTTAATACAATGTTTTCGTTACTACTCTAAGGCCAACCAGAATCAATTTTATAGAACAGAGTCTTGAATCAAAATAGGCGGCTAACTCCTGGCAGATCCAGGGAGCTTTTTAATGTATTAAATGTAACGTTGAAGCTCCGCCTACCGAAAAGCGCGCAGCGGTTTTGGGGTCGGCTGGAGCGACTGGTTATGGGGTGATTTGAAGTTCACTACAAACCTATCCCTTCTTTGATTTCCAAGATAAGACTATCGATTTTAAGGTCATGCTCTTTTGCTGCAGATAGCCCCATGTTTTCAGTTGTGACCACGGATAGATAATTTGCAATTGGTTCGGGTGTATCGGCTTCTAATGCAAGCCTAAATACTTGGGGTAAATATGATTGATATTCATCCCTTGCCCAATCACCATCGGATATGCCAATGGGGTCCCATTTGTAAAAAAGAACCTCATCGATCCGCTTGTAGAGTTCCATTTGTTGGGGTGGTAGCTTCTGTCCCATCTTTTACCCATAACAAGTTGATCAGTGGTTTCCGTTTATCTTTCATGTCCACTTATCTGACGGGATAACATGCATATTTTGAATGTTATACGGATATAGATAATTCCTTTTTAAAATCAATTTATTGGAGATTAACCTCCCCGGCCAAAGAAACGCAAGAATAAATTTTTTATATTAAAATGTTTCTGGGTAGAGTAGAGCACAGACTAAAATCTGACCTTAGTGATCTACTCTGATTACAGGAACAATGCCTTTGGCGATTGTCCTACACGGACCGGCGGCCGGTTTTTCATTTTACTATTGTGATTGTATATGTTAACCTCGCGATTGATTTTTTTGCAATAGATGCTATTTTATATTGCATAACACTTTGATACATAAGGAGTTAACCTGTGATTACAAAAACTGGGATACGACTGTTCAGGTCCGGTGGGGAAGTTGCAGATAAAGCATGCGAACAAGCTTGCTCATCTCCTTTGAAGCACGTGTGGCGCGAATATATCCCTTGCGGCCAAGTAACCCATGATGGTCATCCTGTGATTGCAGCCAAATGCAGGAACTTGTCTCGGCTCCCTGTTATAAAAAAGGCTCTGCCAAAATACAACAATTTAGACAGAGATATGATTTCAAAGACCTGGGCGAAAGTTGTCAACGGCGAATAATAAATACAATTTTATATATGAGCAATTGGTGCCCGGCAATGAAAATGACATTGTCGGGCTGATTGCATATGGAATTTATAAAAGAAAAAAGATTGAGTTCATCAAACAATATATTGCAGATAACAACGGCGCAGATCCTGGGCCTGCAATCCTTCACGATTTTCATATGGCCAGCTTGCAGCATGTTGAAGGATATAAATTAGAAGCCATAAAGCTCTCACATGAATTTGCTAAAGCATATTGGGATGACCTTATTCAAGATGTAAATAACGATCTTGAAACAGCAAAAAAAACACTTGAAGAAGAATACGACCGAGAGTTTGAAGATCGATATGCCGCAGAAATTGACAGGCTCAACCGGGAAAACGACGAGCGGAAACTTATTTTTGAACAAAAGATAGGATTACTCAGACCAAAATTCTGGTATGGTGTTGCCCAAAGTGTTGTTGCATCCCTCCTGCTTCTGTTCGTAGTCTTTGGCCTTTTTGTTGCCACTGAATCTTACAGGCTTGACGCTATAAATACCGTTCGGCACCTTGCTGAAATCGTTAAAACCATTAATTCTGAAGAGTTCAGTCCCCCGCCTTGTCCAGTTCATCATGGTGATCAAGGCTCTTCCAACCAATTTCAAGATTGACATGTTAATTTAACAATGACATAAAGATGATGTCGGGGCAAATTCCCCGGCCCGGTTTAGCATCCGGAATACAAGAAGGCGCAGGACGCCTTAATCGGCGTTTTTTTATTTGCTCAGGTCCGATATTCATGCCATGGTTCTTTTATGGTTCTCTTTATGCGGGCCGGGTCTGGGGGGTTCGTCCCCACCGGCTCCTTCTTGGCCGGGTTGCTAACCAGATTCGGCCCGTCTTTGTTTTTAGCAAATCAAAGCGGGTTATAACCCAATTTCAAGAAGGAGAACTATCTATGTTTATCCAACCCATTGAAGACCGCAACATCGGCCACATTAATTTTGACGACAACCAGATCAGTCTGATTGAAAGGGACAATGAACTTTTTGTTCCTTTGAAACCTATTTGTATCGCTTTAGGCTTAGAGTGGGAAAATCATCGCAGGAACATTCAGGAGGACGTTGTTTTGAGTTCAACTACCATCACTATGATGGCAGTTGGACAGGATAACAAGCAGCGTGAAATGCTCTGCCTCCCCCTGTCCCACCTCGACGGTTGGCTGTTTAAAATCAACCCGGCCCGATACGAAGGCGAGCGCCGGGAAAAAATTATCAAGTACCAGAAAGAGTGCTACAAAGCCCTGTTCGAACATTTCTATCCCCATACCAAGAAAACAGCCGGTCTGCTGGACAACCAGACCGAGGCGAATAAGCGGGAGGTGGCCTGGGTGAAATCGACCCTTGCTCTTGAGGAACAGGCGGAAAACGCGGCGGACAAGGTTTACAAGGGTCAGAAAACCCTGGGGGACTTCTCCCTTTCACCCCGGCTGCAGAGCATGATCCGTAAAAAGGTGGAGGCCTTAAACAAGGACAGCCTTTTCCCGGCCAATCCGGAAGGCGGTGAGATATGAATCTTGCTGTTGAAGCCTTTTACGACGACCTGGAAAAGCTGGAAGCGGAATTTTCTTTCTGGTGGCACCGGCGTCCCGAGAGCCTTGACACCCTGGACAGGGTTATGGAAATGGCCGAAACGTTGCTGGAGAAAGCCCAAAACACCCATGACCTTTGCGGCGGACATCGCACCAAGATTCTGCGGCCTGCATTCATGATCCATGAGTTCTGCAAGGGCTTTGGCTGTTCCTGTTCGGAATTACCGACTTGATGATTTAAACACCAGTTTCAATATATACTCGTTATTACACCCATAACGCCCTGACACCGTTTCTGTGATCAGGGCGTTTTTATTTTCCGATAACGCGAAAATCGGATGGGTTTTCGTGTACTCGCTCAGGTCCGCCTTTTATGATGAGGATATCTAAAAACCATTAGGGGTACGGCATGAGTTTTACCGGCTTTTCAGACCAGATCGATTCCCAAACGGTGGTGGGCAACACATCGTTTTATCCAGAAATCAATCTTTCCGCGTTCCAGGCAAGCTACCGGCTGCCGGGGGAATACCGGGAAGATATGTTGATTGACCGGTTAAAACTGGCCATCACCTGGGCAAACAGAGAGCTGGCGGACTGGCAGGCAGCAAAGGCCGCAGAAGGCATCATAAACATTGGAGAGATCCCGCAGGATGATATGCCGGCCTGGGGCAATCCCCTTGTCCTGTTATATATCCGTGGGGTGAGCTGCAAGGCCAAGGCATTTCTACTGGTTGATTACGCCACCATGCTGCGCAAATCAGATGCCCAGAGCGATGCCATGGAAGCCGACGAGACCGCAGGCCGGTGGCACCGGATGGCATCGGATGCCGTTAACCAGATCCAGGGCAAAACAAATATCCATGCGGAGGCACTATGAAGCTGCTGACCGCTTTGGCTCAATATATCGAAAGCCTGCCCGGCATTACCCGGGACCAAATTGATGCGTTTGCCGATCTGGGAACGCTGGCCCCCACGGGTAAGGATCTGAGTAACGGCTTTGAGGTGGGACGGTTTAAGTATGACGCGGTGATTGATATTGACCGGTGCCCGGCCCGGATAGCCCCGCTGCTTTTGGCAGGGCTTGTGCTGTGGCTGGCAAAAAATGACCCGGAGCGTGACGGGATGGGCCTTGAAGACCCGGACATTGACGTGACCCTGGTGGATGACCAGACCGTGTTTGTTCAGATTACCGTGGCGTTTAAAGAGTCCGTCCAGATTGTGGAGGATGAAAACGGCTTGCTTGAGTGGGATGACAAGACCTGGGCCGTTGCTGATATACCCATTTATGTGGCTGAGTCCGGCACGGTGGAGAGGGGCAGATGACATCGCCTGATATCCGCATAGATACGGACCGGCCTTCCCGGCTGAAACTGGCTGAGCAGATTGATGTACTGACCATGCGACGGCCTGAACGCCGGAAGCTGATCAGGGGTGTTCTTTCGGATATCCGGGACAAAGCCCGCGCCAATGCCAGGGAGCATAAAACGGTCACCGGGGAGAAGTTTGTTCCCAGAAGTAAGCAGACCGAAAAAAAATGGAAGCTGGCTGGGAAGCCTAAACGGAAAATGCTCATGAAAATAGCCCGGTCTTTAAGTCTGATAGTACGAGGCGATTATCGCGGCGTTGTGACATATCGAAACGGAACTACGGCCAAAATCGCCTATGCCCACCAACACGGTATGGTTGCCACCCATTCTGCGAAGAGAAACAGGCCCCCTTGGGCCAAAAAAGATAAGTCCAAGGAACCCGCCACCATTGCACAGGCAAAGGCGTTGAACCGAAACGGTTACAGGCATCCCGAGGCCAGAACGAGAGGGAAAGGCGGCGCAGTCCTTAAGAAGAAACCCATTAGATGGTTTCTTGAGAAGAATGACAAGGATAAGCCGCACATGACTTTTGACCAGGCGGCATTGATTCTCCATAAGCTTAAGCACGGAAACAAGAAAAAGCCGTCGACCTGGAAAGTGAAACTCCCGGCGCGGCCTTTTTTGGGATGCACTCCGGCGGAATCAGAATTTTATTTAACAGAAATGGCCCAGGCAACCTTGGCAAATATACGAAACAAGTAAGGAGCGAACATGGCACTTGGTACCATACAGATCAACCGGCTTGACCTCTTCCAGGGGGAATTGTCCGACGTTGAAATGCATTTTTTATTCATCGGCCAGGGCGGCACCAATGTGGGCAGTGTGCTGTCTGTGACCCAGGAGGCGGACCTGGATGATGATTTGGGAGAGGGTGATTCTGTTTTAAAAACCCAGGTCCAGGCGGCCATGGATAATGCGGACCAGAACTGGTCTGCCAGTGTGATGCCTATTGCTGCAGAAACAGACTGGCAGGATGCCGTGGACTATGCCATGGGCGTGACCTCCTGCGAGGCCATTGTTTTGACCGATGCGGTGACCGAATCCACGGCAATTGAAGCCATGCAGACCAAGGCCGATGCCATCATGTCCACCTATATGCGCCCTGTTTTCATTCTGACGGCTGTGGCCGGTTGCGATGCTGAGACCCAGACCTGGGCCACCTATTGTGCAGCAGTCAAGGAGATCATTGACGGGATCTCTGCGGATTCGGTGGCGGTTGTCCCGTATCTGTGGGGTTTTGACCTTGGGACATTGGCAGGCCGCCTGTGTAATTCGTCCGTGACCGTGGCTGATACCCCCATGCGGGTGGCGACGGGGGCGTTGTCCGGCTCCTGGTCAGACAAACCCGTGGACAGTGCCGGGGCCGAGATCTCCATGGCCTACCTTAAAACCCTGGATGGGTACCGGTTTTCCGTGCCCCAGTGGTACCCGGATTATGACGGCATGTACTGGGGGGACTGCAATATGCTGGCATCCGACGGCAGCGATTACGAGGTGGTTGAGTACGTCCGGGTGATGAACAAGGCGGTACGCCAGGTCAAGCCCTATGTGATCGCCAGGATTGGTGACCGGCGGTTGAACTCCACGGCGGTGTCCATTGCCGAGAACAAAACCTATTTTATGAAGCCGTTGCGGGCCATGGCCAAGAGCGTGACCATCGGCGGCTATACCTTCCCGGGTGAGATCTACCCGCCCACGGCGGACTCCATTGTGATTGAGTGGAAGTCCAAGACCAGTGTGCTTATTTACATCACGGTGCAGCCTTACAACTGTCCCAAATCAATTACCGTTAACCTGGCCCTGGACCTGTCCACGGAATAAAGGAGGAACCGAGTGAAACGAGTCAGTTCAAGTGCATTTAACGTGTCTGTTGGTGATTTTGCCAAGATGCGTGTGGAAAAGGCCACCCTGACCATTGAGGATGGCCGCAAGGTGGTCAAGGACGGCGGCGTGCCCAACGGGTTTGTGCCTGGAGAGGTCGGGGCGTCCGGCGATTTGGAACTGGATGCGGCCGCCATGGCCATCCTGGCCGAGGAAGCAAGCAGCCAGGGATCATGGCAGGAAATAGAACCGGTGGATATCGTATTCTATGCAAAAGGAACCACGGAAGAGGAAAAGGTGGAGGCCTTCGGATGCCTGCTCAACCTGGCCGACATTGTTGAATATGATCCCACCAGCGACAAAAAGTCCATCACCAAGGTGTCCTACGAAGTGACCTCTCCGGATTTTGTCCGGATCAACGAGGTGCCGTATCTGGCCTCTGACCGCACTGAAAATATTGTGGCTGAATAATGGCTGATATTGCGGACAGGGCCTCGGTCATTGAAATGGATGACACCGCCCGGGAAATTAACAAGGCCCGGGCTGCCATATCCAGCGGCCCCGGCCGCATGACTTGCCTGGAATGCGGAGAACCGATACCCGAAGCCAGACAACGGGCGATTCCCGGGTGTCAGCTTTGTGTCCGTTGCCAGGCAGAAAAGGAGACAACACGTGTTTGAAAGACTTGGAAAATGGCTGGACGATATCATTGGCTATGCTGTCAGCGGTATCTGTCTTTCCTGGCCGCACTCATGTGACGGATGGTCAAGCCTGATTGCACTGGTTATCGCGGTGGTGACCCTGGTGTTCATCACTTTACCCAAAGCATATTTGACCATGCATAAATTCCGGGCATGGCTCAGGACGCGAAAGGATGCACCATGAAACGGTTTTGTTTTTTACTGATTTTTTTGTTTGTTTGCGGCTGGGTATTGACCGGGTGCCTGCCTGTTATGCAGGGAATATCTCTGGCTCCGCCTGGTACGGCACCTGCCCAACAGGGTGATGCCCCACCAGTGGCAGGGCCTGTGAACAGCGGCAAAATACAGATAGCGGGGCTATCGAATCACGGAGCGCTCAATATTTACATTACCCCGGATTCTTTGGTTGAACCGGTACCGGATCTGCCTGGCGATGTCACGGCAAGTCCCGGCACCGGGGACATTACATCCATCAAAGATGATGAAGGGCTGCGGCTCAAACCCTATGCGGACCATAAAGGGAAAACACACATCGGGTATGGCCGGAACCTGACGGACAAAGGGATCAGCCGGGATGAAGCAGACGTCCTATACATTGAGGATTACACAGAGGCTGTGGAGGATCTTTCACAGCGGGTGTTTTCCGGTTTGTGGGATGGGCTGCCCGAACAGGCCAAGGCGGTGCTGATCAACATGAGGTACCAGCTGGGGCCGGAAGGGTTCCGGGGATTCAGTGAGATGATCAAGGCGGTAACGGCCCATGACTGGGGCCGCATGGCAGATGAAATGCGTAACAGTGAATGGTACCGGGATGAACGTACCCGGCCCAGGGCCGAACGATTGGCCCTTATAGTAGAGCGTATCAATTAATAAAAGGAGTGAACAGTATGGATACATTACCAATCCATTGGCTTTGGACCCTTGTTATTTTTCCAATCATCATCGCTTTTTTTAAAAACGAGATCGGCAATGTGCTCATCGCCTGGAAGGTCTATAGACTCCGGTCCTTTGACGTTGACGGCAACCCCACCACAGAAGACCGGGTGCAGTTGCTCAACGGGGCAACCGGTCAGTGGGGGGATGCCGTCATTGAAAAGTATGTGTTTTCCTTAAATGCCAAACGCAGGGGCGTTTACCTGCGGTATCCGGACGGCGGGCGGGAAAAGGTCGGCTTGCTTGATTGGGCCGGTTTCCGGAAGCGGACACCGCCTGCAGCCTGATCGTGATTCACAGCACCATAACTTTAATCATCAAACAATTATAAAAGGTGACATATGTCTGAAACCACCACAGTGACCCTGACTGCGAATAAAACCCCTTTAACCTTTAACGTATCTACGGATGACCAGGAGCGGCTCATTGATGAGCTGACAGCCACCAACAAGGTGC